TAAATTTATTTTAGTAACTCTTCCAGGATTTAAGTATCTTATTATTCTCCCTAAATAATTATTACTTATTGTCATATCCCCTTCCTCTGGTATATCATCATTTCTAAAGAAATGAGATAATCTCCCCATGTCCTTCTTATATTCTCTACCTTCTAAGTAGTTTATCTCATCATAGTATCTCATAGGTGAACTTGGTATTTTATATATTGTTATGTCTAGTTGATTTATGTCAAATATTATTTTTGCCGCTTTAGGCATTATCATAACTATAGCATTTATTAAAAGAGATGACTCTTTGTCTATTCTTCCACAGTTGATTCCACAGAAGTACTCTAAACTCTGCCAACATTCCAATATATTTGCTTCATAGTTATCATTAGAAGATATCATGTAGCTTAACACCTTAGGATTTATTATTTCTTTACCTTCCAATCCTCTATAGGAGAATTTAAATCTTTCAATTTCTTTCATTGTTATTTCTCCCTTACTTTTAGTATATCTATTTTTAGAAACTAAGTTCTCTATGTCCATTCTAGCTAGCCCTAATCCTCTAACATCTTCTTCTGACATTTCTTCATTTAGCATTAAGTTTCTTAATGCTATTCCCCTTTTTAGGCAAATCATAGCTGTTACTAGACTCTCTCCATTGTTCCTCATGTAAATAACTTCTTCTTCTGTTGGTCTAAACTTTCTCCATAGTGAGTTATCTATTCCTCCCACTAAATCCCATATTCTGCAGGCTGCAAGATAGGCTGATATCACCTCTTCCCAAACTATTGTCTTTTCAAATAATATTATGTAAAGGTAGGTTAATTTGACAATTGAGTTTTCAATCAACATAGGTATGTTAAAACTCGTTATTTGTTCTTTAATAAGTTGTATAGGATTATAAGTTCTATGGTCTAAAGTTACGTGATTAATCTCACTTTGATATGACCATGGCAAGAAGAAATAATCTTTCTGATTACCGAAGTTTCTTACTTTAAACTCAAGTTTATCTTCTTTGACTATTTCAAATTCTCCTATTACCTCAAATTTGTTTGGATCTCTATCTTTCCACTCAGGTAGTTCATCAGCTTCTTCTAATATCATTATTTTGGTATTACCAAATTTTCTTGAATCTAATGAGACACTCATTAGTTCTCCATCTATGAAGACATTTCCTGATTTTTCTTTAGTTTTAAATACCTCATGGTTTCTAACATGTTGTATACTATTAACTATCCACCACCATTCTAATAGTCCTACTATTTCTTTAACAGAATTAAAGCCTTTTGCCTCTACAGATACACTTCCGTTTACCAACTTTTTCTTTTCTCTTTTGTTTGCGGAAATTCTATATTTATAAAATACTATCATAGAACCTTTTTTGTAGTTCATTTCTAAATCAACTAACATTTCGTCAGATTTTATAAATCTTGTGGTTCTGAATCTTACGTAAGGTAGATCATTACATAATATCATAGCAGCAGTTGTTTGTTGTGCTTTTTCATAATTAATTTTGTCAAAAAGAACTTGATCTCTAATTTTGTCTAGAGTTATTTCATTACCATTTATGAATTTTCTAGTATTAGAAACTAAATCCAAAGTCAATTCTTGATTAGTCTCAATAGAAAATATAGTAAAAAACATATGTAAACTAAAAGCATTTACTTTAGATTTTATTTCTATATTTCTTATGAAATTCTTAGATGAGTTAACTATTCTTAAGTTAGAACCTCCTCTAAAGTAATTACCATTAGTAACATCTAGAAATTCTTTGTGGAAGGGACTTCTCATTATTAAGTTTCTTCGCCTAATATTTATGAACTTTTCAAAGATTTCTATATTGTCCATAAAGAAATTGAATTTAACACCATATTTAGAAAATATAGATACTAAGTTTTGTAATGCAAGGTATACGTCTGAAGAGTAGCTTGCTAATGAAGGATATTTCTGACCAATTCCTGTTATAAAACTTTCATCATTTAAGGTTCCTTCTTCTTTGTATAGCATAAACCTACTTACTAATTCAATTGGCATATTGTCATACATTTCTTTTACTTTAACAAACGTCCATATGTACCTAACATTAACTGGCTTTAGTGAAGTTTCATAATCAGATCTAGAGAAGTATAACTCTACTTTGTATATTTCTCTTAACATATCCATATTTCTAGAAGGTAATTCTATTTCAGCTTCACATATCCTCTGTAATATAAGTAACATCTCCTTTATTTTCATATGTTTAGTGAATATTCCAGGTACAGAACTATTGTTTAGCTTAAAATCATCATCAAGATCATTTAGTATTGTTCGGTTTCTATATCCTTTACAAACTCTTATTATTCTGCCAGGAGATGATTTATCAACCTTTTTAGAAA